GTGGCCACGGGCATCAGCCTGTCGGCCCTGTGGATGCGGTATCAGAACCGGCGGCGCGAGCGGGACATGCAAATGGCGCTGGCCGCCAATCAATGAAGGCAATGCTATGAGTCAGAATCTGCTGGGTATTGATGTCGGCTTGGTGCTGCCTAGCGTGGGTTTGCATGCCAGACTGCATTAGATTGCCCATGACGTCCAAACCAGCCTGATGTTGCCTGGCATGATGGTCCATCTGCGCTTGGGTGCGCATTTCTACCACCTTGCCCTGATGAGAGGCCGCGTCCGAGAGGAGACCAGCAGCAGCCTTCTGCTTGTCAGCTTCCATTTTAAGCTGTTCCGCAGCAAACTTCGCTTGTGCCTCATTGACTGCAGTTTGCGCTTCAATTTGGGCTTTTTGGAGCTCGGCTTGCGCTTTGACTTGAACACCTTGTAGTTTAACCATCTCGGACTTAGCTTTAGCGTCATCCTTGCCACCAGATTGCGGAGGTAGCTTCTCGAGTTGGTCTGCAACCTCCTCGATAGTCTCTTCAAGCTCACGCCCGACACGATAGGCACGCGATCCAAACTTCATCAGTTCTCCACCAAGCTTAGCCATTGGTGGCGCCTGGGCTATGATTGGCTCCCATGCAGTCACGAACTTGGTAATAGCTTCTATATAACCAATACGGTCCTGCTTCTCTTGGGACTCATCACCAATAATTGTACTGTCTGCCTCAATCTCGATGCGGAATAGGCGTAAAACAGCATCCTTTAGCAATCCAAACACATCCTCCTCTGTAGGAGGAGGAACTATGGCCGGAGGAGGTGGAATTTGAGGAGGAGCCTGTACATTGCCCTGCTGACCTGGTGGACCCTGGCCACCCTGACCTTGATTTGGACCTGGTTGAGCTGAGGGCTGGAAGCCCTGAGTAATCGGAGCAAGCTGTTGGCGGTACTGCAGCACCTGCTGCATTATCATTTTCGTCACATCTTCTTTACTAGGAAGAGGCATATTGGTCATCTTCATGACCGTGGAGGGTTGGCAATGCACACTGATAATCTGGCCTACGAGCTTGCAAATGTCAGCGCAGAAGCGCGCAAGCTCCGCCTGACGATCTCTAAGGCGTACACCGCCGAACTGCGCCTTCATCTGTTGGGCTTGAGCAGTTTCGTTGGGGTCTGTCGCTCCGCGCATGATATCGCTGAGCCCAACGATCTGGTAGACATCTTGGACAATCTGCTGCCGGAGCTTTACGCAGCCATCAATGATCTTACCTACCTGCTCCACTGGCAGAAAAACCACGGGAGCCTGGCCGCCTCCAGATTCCTTGAAAGCGGCCCATGACTGAACCGCAATCATCTTATTCTCAAATCCTGGCCGAAATGCGCGCTCTATCTCTGGCGACCCTTCACCAGATGGCCCTCCTGGATAGAACCCTACAAGCTTCAGTGCGTCGGTTAGAGCACCTATTCGGGCAGTTAGTTGATCTATCTCATCAGCCTGATCCTGATAGAACGTATAATCAGGAACAGGAATCAAAGAATCATTCGTGATGGTGCCGTAGGCTGGAATGGGGCACGGAAAGAATCCATCCAGCTCCAGGTATGGCTTGCCCTCTTCTAGATAGTCATCACAGCCACGAGCTATCCAGCAAACGCTGTTGTTCTTGCGGTCCCAGACTTCCCAAACTGCTACAGTGCCTTCGGAATCATCTTGATTCTCTGGGCGAGGCAGATAATCCTCAACGGAGCGCTCATCCTTCTCATTATTAATACAGGCCTGCGCAACAACGTCCTGGTTGAAGGATTTTCGCTCTTCCATCTCCTTCTTGGTCATGAAGGCTCTAAAGGCTACCCAATTTACCTCTTGGAACGTCCTCGCTGGATCATGTTTGAAATCTGCGCGGTGCACAAAAGCCAGTCTGACATTCTCAAACTTAAGCTCTTGCTTTTCCTCCCCTTCTTCGTAGCCTTCACCCGTTGTGACCGCTGCCTTATCGGCTTCTTCGGCCTCATAGCCCGCATCATCCCCTCCACGACTGGTTCCGGCGGACTCTTCGTAGTCTTTTTCCGTGTCATTTAACGTCGAATAGCTTGCTTCGTAATAAACCCTTGCTATGCCTCTGCCATATAAGAGAAAATCATCTCTTACTTTCTTGAAGACAGCATGAAAATCGCCTGTATCCAGGGAAAAATTGATTGCACGCTCCAAAATGTTGGATGCGGTGCGCCCAATCGGGTCTCGGTCGTTGTAACGACGTCTAACAACAGCTTTTGGGGGTTTTGAATAGATGGCAGACTGCAACTGCTGGATATTCGACCAAAGCAGCTGATATTTGCGATTTCTGGTGGTGGTGGAGATCTCGTAGAGGTATTTTTTCTTAATCACCCGGCAGCGAGTGTCCCATTCATGCATGCCGGTGGTTTTGTCGGCCTTCTCGAAGAGGTCAAACCATTTTTCTACTGAGTTGTAGGCCATCTAGTTGAAGCCAGCGTTAGCAAGATCGGGAAAAACATCAGAAACAAGATGATTCCAGTCCATATTAGCACAAATTTGACAGTGCGAAGTCGTCCTCCGACTTGGTACTCCATACTTCACTCCATCCCAGCAATGCTTACCAGGGCAATGACGACGATCACAATTAGAGCGCCTATAAGCCAAGGCGTATATTCATCAATCATTTCGGCCCCGGAGTAATGGAATAGCTCAGCGCAGGCGCAGGCGCTTGTTGCTGCTGTTGATGACTATTCCAGGTCATCAGAGCAATAAATACCGCCGCTCCAGCCGCTGCAATCGCAACCGTTGTAGCAACCGTGGACCCAGCTCCACTAGTTCTACCTTCGATCCTAGTCAGCCGGTCTTTTACATCTGCAATGGTTGCGGTCGTGCTGTCAAGCGAGGCCTTAAAAGCCGACCCTTGCTGGTCAATAGCCTTGGTGGCAAACTGATTATTGACACCAACTAGTTCCTTGGCAGCCTGTAAGGCGGCAACCAAGGCTGTGTCGTTGCCATCCATTCTAGTCTTTAGAACATCAATTTTACCGTCGTATTTAGCCTCCAATATGGACCGGAGGGAACCCATTTCACGGATAAGCTGGTCAGTAGTCAGCCGGGTAGGGTCTGGCCTCGGGACCATATCCGGTTGTCGCAGTTCCCATGATGGATCAGCAGCGCCGTCAGCCATGTCACTTCCACAACGCCCAAAGCAGGAAAAGGCTCCAGACCACGAGCGCAGCTAATTCTGGCTTAGTCCAGGGTTTCATCTCCAAAACTGTTGGCTGCCAGCATGAAGCAATATGCAGATATCCCAGTAACCAGAGTAGAGCCAGCCATCATTGCCTGGATCCCACCAGCCATCGTCATCACTTGGCCGCTTCATATCCGCTCTTCCTTCCAACAGCCGGTCTTCTCGCTCAACACCACCTTCGTTCCTATTATAGAAGTATACCAGTCGCCGTAAATTAGCGGAGGCCATGTCTCCAGGTTATCAAGACATACTGGCGCTCTTCTCCAGGGCAGGTTTGAGCGTAGCCATACCATCACACCCGCTCCTCCTTCTTATTGCTGGTCTCGACATACTCATCATAAGAGAGCTCTGGGATTGTGATGAACACCCCTTTCGGTTTGTCCTCTTCAACTACCGGTTTCATCTTCCTATATGCCATTGCCAAATATCTGAAGGCATCAGCAGGGTGAGAGGTCCAGTCGTGACGTGGCGTTTCTTTAAAAACCTTTTTGAAATCATCGTAATCAGCTCGGTACTGACGCAGTGCTTCCAGGCCTAGCTCACACTTTTTCGCATCAAACCAGCATTTCGGGAAAATCAGTCGGACGGCGTTGATTCCGTCGATGAGATTATGGCCGGGGATGAGCTCGGGATTTCGACCAAGCGACACCAGAGTTTCAACTCTCGTCTTCCCAGTGCCGAGTTCCCGAACCTTGGCGTCATGCGGCACAAAATCCTTTCCGTACCTATAGCCCCGCAATGCAAGCACTGAAGCATAGTGGTCGAGTGCTTTTCCGTGAGATTCATAATAATCGATAACACGAATTTCCGTCCCTACGGCTTGCCAGAACCAGATTGCGGTAGAGTCACCCATGCCCAAGTCCCAGGCCGTATGGACCGGTACCGAAGGCTCGATGAAGTCCTGGATTTGATGTTGCTCGAGAACCCTGCCTTCACGTTCGGCCCTAGCCATCTGGGCTGCATAGTAAGCGCCCATGATGGCGGCATATGGATCGCATTCGAATTCTGAGGCGTATTGCTCCTCCGACATCTGCCTTTTGGCATCTTCAAGCTCTTCTTCGAGGAGAATGTGGGTCTCTGAAGCTTTGAGGTAGGCGGTGTACCAGCGGTCATCATTTTTGGCTAGCTCATAGGCTGCCCAGAGCTGGTTGCGGCCTTTTATGGTTCCAATGATGACAGCGAACCCCCGTCTGTCCGCGAGAGCCGGACGTACAATGACAGAGTAGAGTGTGGGGGGCATATCGGCATATTCGTCGAGCACCACTCCATTAAACGCTTGGCCTCGTAGGGCATCAGGATTATCTGCTCCGAATAGAGTAATCCTGCTTCCGTTGAGAAGGTCAACTCGTAGCTCTGCCTCGTTGGGACCACCTCTAAGAACGGGCCTAGCAAAAGCTTTGAGCATATCCCAAGCCACAGTTTTAGCTTGGTTTCTAAGAGGTGCAATATACGCATACCTTCCACCTGGAGTACGTGCAGCTGAATCTAGGAGGTCCATCAGACAAGCTGTGGTTTTACCGGCTCTACGATGGCAAATCATGCAAGCCCAGCGCTGCTTGCGCATGTGGAACGCCACAAACTGCTTACGGGGCACATAAT